TAGAACAATAAGGTTGTATTTTGAAGGCGGCGGGGCTGGTTCATATTGTAGTGATGGAGAAGTATCGGGTTCTACTCACGAAAGATACTTTCACGATATTGCAGAAATTCAAACACAGGAGCAGACAGATGAGTAAAGAGCCAGAAGTCGGAGATGTTTGGATATACAAATATAAAGAATTTAAAACAGAATATTATATCTCCGCAATAGCAAGCTATGAATGTCCTGAATATTATGTATTTTTATTGCATAAGAATGGAAATAATCAAGTTGTTGGTTGTTGGTGGGGAAAAGAAAAGTGGAGAAAAACACTTTTGCAAGATTTTACTTGCCTCGGCAAGAGTAAAGTCAATATTGACGATTTATTTAAGACGGAGAATGAGTGATGAAAATAGTTATAATACTTTGTAATTTGTTTAAGTGCATAAGTGATTTTGGTGATGAAATCACAGACAAACTTGGTGATTTATTAGAAAAATTGTTTGATGGAATATTGACAGTTTTATTAACCCTTTGTTGGATTCCGTTCTATCCGTTTTTCATATTAAATAAACTTCTAACCAAGTCTTTGAATTTTTTTGAATTAAACAGAAACTACGAAAAAAACAGACAAGCATTTTTGAAGTGGTACAGAGAAAACAAGACGGAGAATGAAGAATGATAAAACTGGTGCGGAGAGGGTTGAAAAATCGGGGATACGCACTCAAATATCCTTGTCAGCGGTGGAGAACCGTTACTCCGATAAATGACAGACAAAATCCTGCGTTAGCTGTCAGCCAGTTATTTTTGAAAGGAGTTAAAAGATGACTAACTTAACCGAACAATGGAAAAAAGGCGAACTTCCTGATGGGTGGTATTATGTCAAAGGTAATAGAGCAGAAGGCAAATACGCATATACTGCTGAATATCTGAATAATATGTATAGACCTAGAAATGGCGAAATAATTATTGAGCAAGTGCCGAGTTATGAATTATGGAAAGCTGTACACGAACAATGGAAAGTGTTGCTTGATGAAAACACCAAGCTCAAAGAACAGCTGAAAGAGTGTGAGTTATGGTTCACTGGCGTTGTTGGCAATATGAACGATAAAAACTGCGGCGAACATAACAGAAACTTGCCGATAGGTAATTTTGAACATATTTTCAAAGTTTTTTCTCAAGAAATCAACCAAGTATTAGGAGAAGAATAGATGACACAACGTATATTTGACATAGAAAACGAAAAAGATATGCAGGATTTATTTAGCATACTGCCTGATGATGTAGATAAAATTGAAAAATATCCTGATGGAGTTATAGACCCGTTTGCTGGTTTTTGTTCTCCGTCAATACATATGCCGTGTCGCTCTATAATAAAAATCAATTGGCACGATAAAACAGAAATCACACGACCGATACGGGAATGTACGGAGCAGGACGTTGGTAAGTTGTGCTATTTTTGGGGAAATGATAAAAACGACTATGCTTATGGCATACTTAGAAGTATAGAAACTGAAAAAGGAGAAACATATTATACCATAGATGATGCAGATGGTGGGCTGTATTTTGAACACGCAAGGCGGTTGACTAGACAAGAGATTGAGGAGCTTTGTTAAGATGAGTAGACAGATGAATAGCAAAGATGATTGGTTACTTATAGCATACTTGATTTTAATATATTGTTTAGCATTGGGGATATTTTAATGAGACACAATCCTAAATTTAAAATTTTAAGATATGCAAGTCCTTTAAAGAATTGCCGAAATGAAAAAGCGAAAACTTTGGCGGAAATGGTTGAACAACAAATGATAGAACTTATAGACCTTAGTCTAAGTATTGTCGAATGTAGAGTAAAACAAGTCTATGAGTATGCGGCACAACAGATAGAAGAAAAGGAGAAAAAACGTGTCAACTAATCCTAACACAGTAAAATCACAAGATGATTTACCCACCACTAATGACGGAAAGAGGTCAAGCGATGTAGTCTTGTCTGCCGTTGAAAAATGCGAGCGTTTGCAGAAACAGTTGGATATAGCTGTTAAAGCTATAAAGGCAGTATTACACGATGAGTTTATACTTGAACACGCAGATGCTGGATTAGTTATGTATCTAACACAAGCTGAGTATAAGATTAAGGAGTTAAACAAATGACAACAGCAGTTACAGTATATTTAAAAAGTTCAAGAAGTCTTACATATACAAATAATAAGACAATTAAAGAAAACTTAGATTTTATTGCAGAAGAAATAAAATCAACAGGTTTTTTAACACTTCGGAATGATAAAAAAGTTTGTATTATTCCAGATGAAGAAATATCTTTACTTGAAATGGAAGAAGATGTCGAGGAGTTAGTTAAATGACAAAGAGAAGTCCATTATACCTTTGCATATATAGAAAGAAAAAGAAGCTATATTTTGCGACAGTCAGAAAACTATCTGACAGAATTGCAATCACTAATCAAGACTTTGAGACGGTTGTTCTTGGAAACAAAAATAAGATTCAATCATGGTGCTTTAATAGTCTTGAGGATTTAAACAGAATATTCCCTGAGCTTAAAGAAAAGTATGCAGGAAAGATTTATGTCATAGAAAACCGCTATAAGGATATGACGCAGATAAAAGTTGTGGTATTTTTACTTAACAATCCTCTTTGGGAAGTAGGAATACACGAGAAAAAAGAGGAAAACGAAGTAGAAGAGGGCAAGTGTTCTACAAGGACAATCGAGATAAACAACATTGAAGATTGGAGAATGGCTGAGAAAGAATTTGACTTTCAAAGTAATTTCATTTATGATGTTTTATATCAAGGTGAACCTGAAACAAAAGTATTCTTAAGAGGAGAAGCATGATAGATTTTGAATTAGTCAAGAAAATAGCTTGCAGGCTACAAGCAATCTCAAACTTTGCTTATGATATTCATTATAACGCAAGAGGAAACGATTTTTACGAGAATCACTTATTTGCTGAGCGTATCGGCGACCAATATGAGACATCGGCATTTAAAGATGAGATTTTTGAGACTGTTTTTTTAGGTCGTGGAGTAGATGTTCCACCGAGTAAGGATATTGAGAGCGGAGTCTTAGCATTAACGCCAGAATCTCAAAAAAACGAGGAATCTGATTACAAACTTCTACGAGGAATGATAACCGCCTGCTTAGAGGACATTGAGAATCTTAGCGGATTATCACTTGGTGAGGGGGATTTGTTTGGTAGAATTGCCTCTTTACTCCAAAGACACAATGGGCTTCTGTTTGCAAGATTAAGCTATGGAGAAGGTGAGGTTGTGGCAAACTCCCAATCTCAAGAAGAAGCTTGGAAAAATCTTGTGGATAATGAAAATAAAGATAAATAATTATTGACATATTAAAAATTATATTATATTATTATAATGAAAACAAAAACTAATTTTATGGAGCAAGAAAATGAAACTATTAACAAGGGATGGTTATGACTTTTATTCAATCGCAAGTTTGTTTCAAAAGTCTATCAGAAGGGGAGATATTCCAAAGGCGAGTTTTGCGGCATGGCAGTTAATGGAAAAATACGAAGGATATATGTGGAATCGTATGTTAATCATAACTGCTGAGGACATAGACGGAATGATAGGATGGGCTATCATAGGTCTTAAGATACAGCAAGACATGGTAAAGAAACACACCAATGGAAAAAACAAAGGAACAATTTTTGTAGCGAAAGCAATAGAAATCCTTTGTAAATCGAGAAAGTGCAGAGACGCTTGTTATATAGACTGTAACTGGTTATGGAACGATGATAAAGTAAAAGAAACTCTAACCGCAGAAGATTTAGAGTGTTTGCCAGAAGCCGAGCTAGAAAACGGAAAAATTCCTAGTTGGGTATATGATGTCCACACATACTGGGGCAAGAAAGCTGGCAAGACAGTATGGGATATGATAAGAGATGAAGAAAACGCTCTTACTCCCAAAGCTCCAAGTCTTTTCGGTGATAAAGAGTGGAGCGATTTTCAATACAAACTCGATTTAGAAGGTTCATATCATGGAAGTTAACAAGGGAGAAGATAAAAAGATAGAGGTTGTTGAGCTCAAAGTTTCTGAGCTCAATAATCAGTTTGGCAATCCGAGAAGGATAGATAAAAAAGGGCTTGATTCTCTTCAAAACTCTTTAGACAGGCTTGGAGATTTTGGAGTTATCGTTATAGATGAAAATAACTCAATAATTGCAGGAAATCAAAGAGTTAAAGTTCTCAAGCAAAAAGACCCAGATACAAAAGTTCTTTGTAAAAGACTTGTAGGCTATACCACCGCAGAAAAACGAGCTGTAAATATCAAGGACAACAGACATGAAGGCTTGGATGATTTAGAGCTTCTCACCGAATGGGTTGCTGACCTTAATCTTGGACTAGGGATTGACCCTAAGAAGGAAAAGAAAGAGAGAGAAGGAAACACAATCGAGCTTCTTGAGCCTATCAGGTATGAAAAATATGACTATGTCCTCATTGCGTGTAGAAGTGAGCTTGATTTTAACCAGCTTCAAGATAAGTTAGGTTTGGATAAAAAGAAAGACCTCATTGTAAGTAGAAAAGGTAGAAGAAAAACAATAAACTGCCGAGCTGTATGGTATGATGAGCTTCCTGTTGAATTTGTAGCAAAGGAAGAATATCAGAAAACACACCCTGCGGAGAAAGAAGATGGTGAGTTTTAATATATATGTGCCTTCATACAACAGACCGCTGACTACTACTACCTATAAGTATGTTGACTACTGCACATACGTTGTGAGAAAATCCCAAGAAGAAGATTACAGAAAAGCTGGCATAGAAAATATATGGGCTATTGAAGATGACAAGATAGATAGTGCACTCAAGGTTTATACTTATGTCATAGAAAACGCACCAGAAGAAGTAATTGCTCTTCTTGATGACGACATAAAAGGCTTTGTTTATAGAATAGACACTATGGACTATATCCAAGACAAAGAAACCATAACCAACGAGATTGAAAGGCTTGCACAGTTGACCTGTGACCTTAGAATCGGCTACTTAACAACTGACTCTGCAAAGCAACCATTCTATGAGAGACCTTTTAACTTTGTGTCAGGGACAAGCGGAGCGTTTAAAATAATCAACAGAAATTATTATAAAGTAAAAGTCGATTGGGAAATCGAGTATTGCAATGATATTGACGCAATCTTGCAAGAACTTATTACAAATAGAGTAATACTTCATCCTAATTATTTTATTGCTGACGCTCTGATAGATAAAAACTCAGGCGGTATGTCCACAAACAGGGTAAGAAGTGCTGTTCTCAATTCAGTAACGGCGATGGAAAACAAGTGGGGTAAGTATTTTTCTTATAACTTCAAACGAAACACGCCAAAAGTCCATGTGAAGAGGTAATCATGAAACCAGTAACAGTAATCATACCTATGCGGAATTGTGAGAAGTATATACATACTGCACTTGAGTCTGTTGACTTTAACCTTGCTGAGTGTATAGTTGTAGATGATTTTTCTGAAGACGGCTCTGTTTCTCTTGTAAAAAGATACCCAGTAAAACTTATTAAACAATTTACCCACTGCGGACAGGGTGTTGGAAAAAATATAGGTCTTGATTTTGCTCTTAATGAATTAAGAACTCCATACATTATGTTTCTTGACGCAGACGACTATTATTCACCTAACGCTATTGAAAAGATGTTAGAAGCCGTTAGAAACCATTCATGCGCTGTATGTAATACAAGAACCTTTGGTGATTTCAAAAGAGATTATGGAAAACTAACCCTTGAAGGAAGTTTTGAACTAACACAATCAATATCAATGAAAACCCCTGTTGTTGCGTGGAATAAAATATATACCTCTGAATCATTAAGAAACGTAAGATTCTCAAGAAGTATTCCTGAAGATAATCCCTTTTGGTTCACCTATTGCTGTGCTAATGAACACAAGCCAATAAACTATATATCAGACGTTTTGTGTAATTACAGACAGATTGAGACCAGTTCGTACAATAAACAGAATAGAGGAGCAAACGAGTTCTGCAATCCTCTTGAGTCATATCTCTATATGTATGACTGGCTAAAAACACACAAACCGAGACCAGACCTAATCCATTGGCTAGAAGAAAGTTACCTAGGAAACATGGTAAAACTTCATAATAAAATAACAGGAGAACCTATTGAAAAGATATTATCATTTATTTACAAACACATAGGAGAAAAGTAATGCCAAGATTTACTAAAGAAACACCTACTGCATTTCAGAATCTCCCAGAGGAGACTAAGAGAGAAATCCAACGTAAAGGCTCTAAGGCAGGAAACGAAGCAAAAAAGAGATATAAAACAATGGAAGCTTGTATGCAATATCTACTATCATTACAAGCTACTGATGACGAGAAAGAAAACGTAAAAAAACTCTTTCCTGACATTGATGTTGATATGATTGATAAGAATCTTGTTTTATGTAGCAGGCAACTCCAAAAGGGAATAGCCAAAGGTGATACCACCGCCGCTAGTTTTGTGAGAGATACATCTGGTCAAAAACCGAGCGACACTGTTACTTTGTCTGGAAACTCTAATGTGATGTATATAACACCAGATATGGACGCTAAGACACAGAAACACATTGAGGACATGATAAAACAGGATGAGTGATGAGATAGATAGAGGATATTTAGGATATTCCCTGCTCAAAAGAGGTTTCAGGGACTGGTTTCTCTATATGTTTCGTGTAACTAACAACACACCTTTTGTTATTTCGCCTGTCCATGAACAACTTTTCAAAGAAATTCAAGATGTTATTGATGGCAAGACAACTCGTCTTAATATCAATCTTTGTCCTAGGACTGGTAAAACGACAATCGCTAAGTTTTTAACTGTTTATTCACTTACCGTTAATCCTAAAGCCCAAGTAATCTACACATCTTATTCTCAGGACTTGCTAAGTAACATTTCAAAAGAAGTCGCTTCAGTTTTGATGAGTCCTATATATAAAGCGTTGTATGGAACTGGATTTCAACTTGCTCAAACCGAGTCAGACCCAGTTAATGACTTTTGGAGAGACTATTTACTCAGAACCACTGGCAAGGCTACATATAGCACAAGAAAGATTGTAACCGAGAAAGGCGGAGTTGTGTTATTTTCTGCAATCGGTGGACAAATCACGGGCTTCGGTGCTGGCGTAAGGGGAGCTAAAGGCTTCTCTGGTATCATTATTATAGATGACGCTAACAAGGTTTCAGACGGACGAAGCAAGAAAATGCTACAAAATACGCAAGAATACTTTGTAGATACCTTGCTGACTCGTTTAAATAACTCTGATACGCCAATCTGTAACATTCAACAACGTGTCCACCTAGATGACTTGTCTGGCTTCCTGAGTGAAAATTATGGGTTCAAAAGTTTTATTTTTCCTTTACTTGCCGAGGATGGAACGTGTAACCTTCCCAATCAATACACACCTCAAAGAATTAAGGAGCTTCAGGTCAATAATTACGTTTTCCTTGCTCAGTATCAGCAACAGCCTATCATACAAGGCGGTGAGGTCATCAAGAGTGAGTGGTTTAGATATTATCCGCTTTCAGTTAAGTATCACTACAAGCGAGTTTTCATCACTGCTGATACTGCACAAAAAGTAAAAGAGTGTAACGACTATTCTGTATTTATGGTATTCGGAGTGACTGACGATGATAGACTTCATGTGTTAGATATAGTCCGAGGTAGATGGGAAGCTCCTGAACTAAAGAAAACCGCCATTTTGCTTTGGAATAAGTGGAATCAACCAAATCAACCTTGCCAAGCATTATATGTAGAGGATAAAGTATCAGGAACGGGACTTATTCAGGAAATCCAAGCGAGTTGCGGTATTCCAATACTCCCACTTAAGCCAGAAGCGGATAAACTCACCAGAGCTGAATCTATATTGACCTATTTAGAGGCTGGCTTAATATTCTTACCTGAAAGCCGAGCTTACAGCTTTAACAATGATTTTCTTAGTGAGTGCGAGTCGTTCACAAGAGATGATTCACATAAACATGACGACCAGATAGACGCATTTGTTTATGGAGTAAAAATAGGAATCTCAAGGATTCAAGTTTCAATCCTCGATGTTTTATAGTTTTGTCCAAGAATTTGTTATTTCACCGCAAAATCTTTATAATTGTTTTACATAGTAGACGAAAAAAATTTGCACAGCTTGTCGTTTTTTTATTGACATATAATAATTTATTTATTATAATACAGGTATAAACAAAAACAAAATATTATTATTCAACGATTTAATGAATTTGAAAGGACAAGAAAATGAAACAATTTATTTTAGGATTTATAGCTGGATTTCTTTTAGTATATATGGTTTCTGATTTTATGAATACCATAGCCACAAGAAGTGTTGAACACTTAAACGAATATGTGCAATCACAGAAATAATCCGAGGGGATAAATTCCCCTCACTTTTGAAAGGACAAGACATGTATAAGATAATCTACGCATTTAAATTTAAAAATGGAAAAAGGAAAAAGACAACTTATGAGGATATAGTCTCAGAAAGCGAGCTTGACTTCATAAAAAGCAACAAAGATGTTTGTATCTATTCAGTAACAAAGATTGAGGAGTAAGAACCATGGGAGATAGAGCAGTAATTACAAGTTGGGATGTTAATAAGTCTAACATGAACAAGAAAATAGGTATTTACTTACACTGGAGTGGATATGAAGAAAAGGTTAAACACTTCTTGGCATTAGCAAAACAAAAAGAAATAAGAGGTTGCGATACAGACCCTCAATATTGCTGGGCTAGATTGGTGCAGATAATCGGAGATGAGTTTTCTAAGACTGGAAATAATGACTTATCTCTAGGAATAGGAATTGTAAGCAACCTTGATTGCCACAACTACGACAACGGTGTTTATTATATTGACAATGAATTTAATATAGTAGACCACACAGATGGAAGCGAATTGGAGTAATACAATGATTACAGTAAAGAAATTGGAAAAATATGGATTCAATGTTCACAAAGTAGAAGATGGATATGAAATTCAACAATATACTCCTGCTGGTGAGGATTGGTGTTTATTTTTTAGAAAGCTTGAAGAAATAAAGACTTATGCTGAAGAAAGCTTTGACCCTGAAGAAGAATTTACAATGTGGGTTGAGGCTAAACAAAATGGAATGAAAGGAGTTCCAAGTATTCCAGAGCTGTGGAAAGACCAATTGTGGAAACAAGAACTTTTACAGGAGATTGCCAATGATTAAATCAGAAGCACTTGAAAGAATTATGGCGCAATGCTATGGAACAGAAAAATGGTATAGATATTTTCCAAATAACAATTTTCTCTACACAGATGGAGTTAAGACATTCGCTGAAAATGCAGAAGCATACTGGTTTATCACTGAAGCGTTCTTGATGTGTAGCGAGCTTCCTAAAGATGAATTGTACGAGATTGACCTTGATGTAAAAGACAGTAAAGCAGACATCACATTAAAAGTTGCAAGAAGTAAAATTGTTAAGAAATGGCATATAGATTACACAGATTGCCCAGAAGGACATTGGGTATTTTTCTACACAGACCACGTATTTATGTGGCACGATGAGTATTAGAGCTAGGCATTTACGTCCTTTCAGACTAGCTCGGGAGTGTGGGTTAAAAAAATCCACACTTTTTTATTTTTTTGCTTGACTTTTAAAAATAATGTATATTATATATAGATAAAGGCGAAAAAAGTCCTTGAGTAGCTACTTGGATTGTTTCGTTTTGACCCTAGGAAACCGCCTTTATCTTTTTTTATAGGGTCAATCATAGGGTCAAAAATAATCAAATATCATTTTTTGTTTATGTAGCTTGAGACCAAGAGAGGTTTTATCTTGGCTGTTTTGCCTTATGTCGAAAAGAACAGACAAACTGCTTGTTATAATGCAGGATAAAAAATTTAACTTTCTACAGCCCTTTAGGGAGATGGGGTGTCAAGTAGTTGCAGAGCTATGCGATAAACAGGTTCCTGCCAAATGGTATTAGCGTAAGGGAGAAGTCCTAAGGGATACGATAAGTTCCACCTGATAAATGTAGTAAATTATCTGTAAGACTTAAATGAAAATTAAATCTACTTTGTGTATAGATTACCATAAGTATATCTCCCAGTTTGACAAATTAAAAATATTCTTTTATGGTTAAATTAACTTAAATTAAGAGGTTAATCATGAGTAAGAAACTTCCTGCAAAATTAAACAACTCGCTTTCTGAAGCATTGAGTTTGAATCCTGTCTATGGGCAAGAGATTGGTGGTGGTAGCCCTATGCTAGAGCCGTATATCTTGTCTGAGGATGTAAGTTATCAACTATTGACGATGTTTCCTTATACGCTGAGCTATGCTTATAAACAATACGGATTCTTAAGAACAGCAATCGACCAACCTATCGAGGACGCCTTTTCAAGAGGTGTGCATTTAGAGTCTGAGACATTATCGCCTGACGAGCTTGAGGAACTCCAACAGGCAATGGTTGATAATGATGACTGGGAAACCATTAAGGAAACATTTAAGTGGGGTTACCTATTCGGCGGTGGTGTATTGATTGCAAACGTGCCCACGCAAGACCCTAAAAAACCTCTTAATAAAAATGCTCTTGAAGGAAGAGAATTAAACTTTATAGCGTCTGACCGATGGGAAACCACGATGATAGACCCCGTTGCTGGAGCAAAAAATAGCAACTTCTTATTTCATGACCTAACTGTTGATAAATCAAGAACGCAGTTAGCTCTTGGTGTCAATTCTCCTTATTACGTTCGGCTGAGACTTCAAGGATGGGGTTTATCATTTTTCGAGCAGACGCTACCCCCAATTATTCAGTTTTTGAAATCTCAAGGAGTTATGCTTGAGCTATTGGACGAGGCTAAAATTGATGTCTTAAAGATAGCAAATTTATCCACTACGCTGATGAGCAACAACGGCACAACTCTTATTAAAAGAAGGGTTGATATTGCGGCTCAGAACAAAAATTATAAGTCCATGCTTGTAATGGACGCAACAGATGACTACCAACAAAAGCAACTCCAAATGGCTGGCTTGTCTGACTTCAACCGTGAAATCCGCACAATGATAAGTGCTTATTTAAAGATTCCTGAGTGTAAGCTCTGGGGAATTGGAGCAAGTGGCTTCTCAAGCGGACAGGATATGCTAGAAAACTATAATACTCGTGTTGATTCTGAAATAAGACCAAAAATCGAGAAAATGATTAAATGGGTAGTTGATTTACGCTGTATGCAGTTATTCGGGAGAGAAGTGCCTGACCTGACAATCAAATGGAGTCCATTAAGGGTATTAACAGGACTTGATGAGCAGAATCAAATATCACAAACATTTAACAATGTATTCGGAATGGTTGACAGAGGACTAATGAAACCGTCTGAAGCTATGGAGTTCTTAAAGATTAAAGATATTGTAACCATGGACACAGCGGCACTTAATGGAGACGCTGATGATGAATACATTGCCAGAACGGAGTTAATTCAGGATAGAAGTGGAAACGAGGAGTAATAATGCTCAAGAGTTTGCCTCAAATAGAAATGCCGAAGGGGCTTGAGAAGGAAATAGAGAAGAAGATAATAGACTTCTTTGATGATTTTCTTTTTAACTATATCCATGAGGTAATGGCAGACGATAAAGTCTATAACTCAAAAGGAATTGTATCCGCTCTGTTGATGGGAAAACTCAAATACGACAACAAAGGTTTGTTTTATTCAAAGGGTAAAATCTCAAGCAATCTTGCCAAACAACTTGAGGAAATGGGCTGTAAATGGAGCAAATCCGCAAAAGGATACCGTATAAACGGCAAGAAACTTCCGACAGATGTTTTACAAGCGATTGCTCAAGTAAATATTCATAACAGAGAAAAACTGGACAAGATACGGGCATATTTAGACTCTCTATGTGATGTTTCTGAGTATGTAACCAATAATCTATCGTTTGACATAGAAGTTAATCATATAGGGAAAAATCTTGATACTCAGTTGAAACACACCTTGAGCGGTATAAATGTAATTCCTGCCGAGATGACCGAGTTCCAGCGTAAGGAAATCTCAAAGAACTACACGAATAACCTTAATTATTATATTCAGAAATGGACTGGCTCAGAAATAATCAATATGAGACAGAAGTTAGAGCCACTTATTTTAGGTGGTTATCGTGCTGAAGCTCTTGAAGAGATGTTAATGAAAGAGGAAAACATCTCAAAGAAAAAAGCCAAATTCCTTGCAAGGCAGGAAACTAAACTGCTTGTTGCTGAATATCGTAAGAATCGTTTAAAAGAATACGGCGTCAACAGATACCGTTGGAGCACTGTTTTGGATGGGAGAGAGAGAAAACTTCACCGTGAGCTAAACGGACAGATATTCTCTTGGGACAATCCGCCTATTATTGATGAACACACAGGGGAGAGGGGTAATCCTGCCGAGGCATATAACTGCCGTTGTAGGGCTATCCCAGTTATAGACAGCGAGTTTTTCCGCTGATTTGACAAATAAAAAAAGACGTGGCATGATTAGCTCATGAGGAAAGAAATGTTACTAGACGGAAAAGTAAATATACAATTACAAAACGATAACGGCGGAAAAGGTCGTTTATTTGTAGCAAGGTTTATAGAGTCTGCATTGGTTGGCTATGGAGACGATGGTATTTTGAATGTAACCAACGAGGCTCTTTCAAGGTTTTACCAAACAATGATTGGTTGTCCTGTTATTATCAAACATCAGGATGTAACTGACGACAACGCACAAGAAATTCGTGTTGGTGTTGTTAGCAATGTGGAATACACAAACGATGGTTGGTATTCCTGCTCTGGTGTTATCTGGGACAAGGAAGCCCTTGAATTGATTGGTAAAGGTTGGTCGGTATCTTGCACTTATGAAGTGTTAGAGACGACAGGCGTGTCGGGAGAAAGGAACAATGTTCCGTTCGATGACGAACTGGTAAATGGAAGATTTTTACATTTAGCCATAGTTCCTAATCCTAGATATGAAAAAGCCACAATAACTTTAATGAATTCGAAAGGTAAAGGAATGTGGAAAAACATTTTTAACAGTAAAAAGTTGAAAAATTCAGAAGAAAAGGAAAAGGATATGGCTAAACAAAACGAAGCCGATACCGATAAAAACGCTCTTAAGAACAAAATCATGGAACACATCAATGGTGCTATTAAGGGCGACAAGAAGGTTGATGGCGAAGGCGAAGGCTCTTGGTATAAAGAACTTCGTGAAATGTTAGACAAACTTGCTTATACTAAATCTGAGGATGAAAAATCCAACTCCGATGACGAAGAAGAGAAAAAGGATAATTCCGAGGAAGATAAGGAAGATAAAGAAAATAAATGTAACTCTGGTGATTCCGAAGAAAAGGAAGAAAAAGAGGAAAAAGACAATTCCGATGAAGATTTAAAGGAAAAAGAAAATTCCGAAGATGACTCTGAGGATAAAGAAGAGAAGTCAAACGAGTCCGAAGATGACAAATCCGATAAGGAAGAGGACAAGGATGAGAAAGACAACTCTGACGAAGAAGATAAGAAGGATGTAAAGGACAATTCAAAAGATTTGAACCGCTTGCATAATTCTGGTCTTGAAATCAAAAAATCAGGCTATGAGTCGGAGAAATCAAGACTGGCTCTAGGCAATAAATTGTTTTAGGAGAAATAAAAATGGCTTTAGTATTAAACCAAAGTGGGATTAATCCCAAAGCAGGTGACTCGGTCTATGCTCCGTACCCTGCTCGTGCATTTAAGCTGTCTAGTTCTCTTGCGGCTCCCGTAGGTCCTGCTACACCTTGCAAATTGGCTGGCACAGCTTCTAATGGTATGCCGATTATTACGCCTATCACAGCAACATCTGATGTGGTATATTGTGTAATCGCAACCAACTTGCGTTCTGGCTCTTTTGGGGCAAACGATGTCGTAAAAGGCTGGTATGCAGGTCAAGTAATCTGGTTAGCGGCTTCTGCGGCTATCACTGCTGGTGCAAAAGTATCTGCGGCTGTAAATGGAACAGTTGCAACTGCAACTACTGGCGAAGGCGCAACACCTGTATTAGGTTATGCCGAATCTTCTGCTGGAGCTGCTGGCGATTTGGTTGCAGTTCGTTTGGTATCACCTTATGCTGTTCAATAAAGGAGAAAAGATATGAGTTTTAAATTAGCAAGATTGAACAATGCCGCCGCTGTTGATACCGCGGGCTTTGAAAAACTTATCTCTACTCAAGAGGAAATCGTTGCAGGTGTAATCGAGACTAAGTATTATCAATTACTCGGTCAAACATTGGCTGACTTCGTTCCTTTCGATGTAGGTCGTGGTGCATATAGCACATCTATTTTCCAATATACTTCTGCTTATGTTGGCTCACCGTTTGAAGCTGGCTTAGTTCAACCGTCAGAAGGTTTGGGAATTAACGCAAAGGCAAATATCGTAATTGATGGTTTGTCAATTAAAAATAACTTCTGGCGTATGGATTATGAAGTAAGCCATGAAATTATCGAAATGGGTAAAGTCGGCGTTCAAGCCTTCTCTATCATTGAGGAAAAAGAAAAAGCTCGTAAGAAGATTTACGACTTGGGTATGCAAGACGTAACCTTCAATGGCTTACCAAATGTTGCTGGTGTTTATGGTTTGTTAAATCAACCTACTGCAACAATCAACACCTCTTTGTTTGCTAAAGACCTTCCGTCTATGAGTGCAACAGAATTGTCAGCATTTGTTGGCTCTGCTGTTTCTACTTACTTGGCAAACAACAACAGCACTCAGTTGTTCAATAGAATGATTATTCCAACATCTGACTTTGTTGCTTTAGGTGTTCCGAGCAATCCTGACTATCCGTTGAAGACGAAACTTCAAGTAATTGAAGACGCCTTCAAAGCGGCTGGTATTGCAGACTTCAAGATTTTACACTCGAAGTATAATGAGACTGCTTCTACTACTGGTAGCAAGCGCTATGTTATTTATAACAAAGACGCTGATTCTATCAGAATGTATATTCCAAAGCAATATACTCCGCATGCTCTTTATCCAATGAATGGCATTGACTTCGTGTCTGTTGCGGAAGCTCAATTTACTGGTGTTCAGTTGTTAAGACCGTTAGAGTTCTTATATGCTGACTTGACACCTAATTTGTAGGCAAAAATCGGGGTGGTTTAACCGCCACCCCTTAATTTAACAAGGGGAATCAATATGTTAGTAAAAAACGTTTCAAAAAGAAGATATATGCACTCTTATGTAGAGGATGAAGGTGATAAAGCAAAGACTGTTATGGTCATTTTGGATTCAGGAAACACAAAGAATATTCCTGATTTTATCGCTAATATTTGGATTAAAACGAATGATGTCGTTGTTGTTGATGATGGCTCTAAGGATGTTGAAATTGAACGCTTGAAAGCCGAAAATGAGAAACTCAAGGCTATGGCTCAAGGTAATCAAGATAATGTCTCAGAAAAAGAAGCATTGATAAAAAAATGCAAAGAATATGGACTTAGATATGGTAATCCTCAAACTGTTTCTGTTGAAACATTAAAAAAGAAAATTGAAGAATACGAGTCTAAGAGTGACGAAGGCAACGCAAAAGAATCTAATTAATTAAGAAAGGGAAGTTCATGATAACGGTAGATGATTTTAAAGACCATTTTTCTAGGGACTTCCCTTATTTGCCTTTTTGGATAGAGGGGAAGGCATATTTTAAGGATGATGTTGTTTATGACGGCATTAACTTCTACAAGTCTCTTGTAAATGCAAACCTAGCTCCACTGTCAAATAATCAAGCGTGGAGTTTATACAATGATTCGGAAGAGAACTATCTCACCGATTCAGATATTGAAAAAGCAATCAATGAAGCAATTACAGCGTTTAATGCGGAGCTTTTTGAAAACAATCCTAACGAGCCGTTTTGTGAGCGTAGGTTGGTTTTCTTATATTTGGTTGCTTTTTATGTCGTGCTAGACATTAAAAATTCATCATCTGGGTTAAGCTCAAACGCTTATACTTCTTTTGTATCAAGTAAATCGGTTGGGAACGTGCATGAGTCCTACGGTATTCCTGCTTGGGCTATGAACAATCCTATGTATTCGCTTTATTTGGATAATGGGTATGGTAAAAAATACCTGTCCTTGCTGATACCGAAAATCACTGGGTTCTTTTATTTGTCAAAAGGAGCTACGACTTGGGAAGTGTAAAACTTGATATGTCAGGATGGAAACATCTCAAAAAAACGCTAGAGGGTAATTATACCACTAGGGTTGGCATACTAGGCTCTGAGGGTTCTAAACAACACGCTGACACAAAGAAAACAAACGCTGAAATAGGTGCTATTCATGAATTAGGATTGGTTGCAGGTATTCCGCAACGCTCTTTTCTGAAAATGCCTTTAGAGAGTAAATTGTTTTCTAAGATAGAGGCAGAGAAAGAACAATATTATACAGCACTTAAAAACGGAAAATTGGTTAAATGGTTTCAGGCTCTTGGAATGTGGAGCGAAGAAATTATTGACGAGGCATTTACGACAAGTGGTTTTGGCTCATGGGCTCCAAATGCTCCTATAACGATTGCAAGAAAAGGCTCTGCAATGCCCTTAATTGATACTGGGCAGTTAAGAAACTCAATCAGCCACATAATAGTAGAGAAGTGAGGTTTTGATGATTACAAATGCTAAAAATAAGAAAATCAATCAAAGCGGAAACTTGCCTAATATGTCCAGCACAATCGTTGGATGGTTTTTACCTATCAGGGTTGGCATTGTGTCTAGGAGCGTGGTTGATTATGAACAGTCAAAATCTATACAATGGATTGACACTCAAGGGGTAGTTCAACAGTATAAAACGCAAGACTTAGAGATAACTAAAGCAGGTGAGCGGAGCTGGGATTTATTGCAGATTCACTGCTTGCCTAATTTGCAATTAGACAATGATGACCTTATAATTTACAAAGATACTTTGTATAAGGTCATGAACAACAATAATTATTCTGACTATGGATATATGGAATATATTTGCATTGAAACATTTACGGAGACTCAAAGTGCCTAGTTGGAGAGAGCCAATAAAAGTTCTAGCTGATTTGCTTTCAAGAGAATTAAATCTTGGAGCTGATAGAATTTTTATATACAATGACGGCAGACCTCTTCCGAAAGACAAAGGTTTATACATCGTCCTTTCAATCAATGGAACTAATGTTATTCGGAATACAAGCGTTACCAAAGATGTTACCATAAATGAGCAATCAGTATATACCGAGGTTTTAGACCAGAACTTCAAACAGAATATTATAGTTAGTGTAATTAGTGAAGATTCAAGCGCTCGTTTAATGGCTAACGAGGTTGTGATGGCACTAAGTTCTGTATATTCACAACAATTACAGGAAAAATACAGTTGCCACATTGCTAGAATAGCTCATATAACAGACGCTTCATTTTTAGAAAAGACAGATATGCTGACAAGGATGGATGTCGCTGTTAGTGTTCTATCTTGGAAACAACTGGTTAAACCAGTAGATTATTATGAAGTTGAAGATTTTGAAACGATGTTTGAGGCTTAGACCGAGACATCAAAAAGAAAGGAAAAAAAATGGTTGATATTGTGAACATTATTAACGTAAGCGAACAGACTCCGACCAGAACGCTTGGATTTTACAATGTGAACAATGTAATGGTGTTCACAACGGAAACTCCTGTTGTAGATTTTGGAACTGATACTTTCAGAGCTTATACTAATGTAAGAGATGTTGTAACAGATTGGGGTTCTGAGGCTTCCGTTTCAGGAATTGCAAATGCTATGCTTTCGCAATCTCCGTCTCTGTTGGCTGGTGGCGGTCAATTATTGATTGCTCCGTATAACCAAGATGAGCAAAATCCAGAGACACTTGCTGAGGCGATTGTCCGTCTTAACGGTGATGTATATTTTGGTGGTGTTGTTACTGCTCAAGCTCTGAGTGACGCAAGCGCTCTTGCGGCTTCTACTGCTTGTCAATCTTTGGAAACATTGTTTATCTGTCCGCAATCTAGCACAGACGCTTTAACTGGTGTATTTAAGTCAATTATTGACGCAGGAAACTCACACACAAAGTGTTTCCTTTATACGATTAGTGACGCAAAGGCTTTGCTTGCGGCGGCGGCTTATGCCTCAAGAGGTTTTGCTGTGAACTTCAATGCACAAAATGCTTGCATGACAATGAATCTTAAAGACTTAGCCACTATTGATGTTGATACAGGAATCTCACAGACTGTTTATAACACTTGTAAGACTCTTGGTGTAGATGTTTATTGTGGAATTGAAGGATTGCCGAAAGTAATCTCTAACGCTCCGTCTGGTGGGTTATACTTCGACCAAATGTTAAACAGAATGTGGTTTAGACAAACCGCTAAAGTTCAATACTTTAACACTTTGGCTGGAACTGCGACAAAGATTCCGCAAACTGAGTCTGGTATGAATACCGTTAAGAATGCATTAAGACAATTATGCGACTTGGCTGTATATAATGGATTCTTAGCGGCTGGCAAATGGAATGGTGCTGACAAGTTTGGTAACGAGGAAGATTTCTTGCGTAATATCTCTGATTTTGGGTATTACATTTACTCTTCACCGATTTCTGAACAACTCCAAACCGCCAGAGCAGGGCGTAATGCTCCTATTATCCAGATTGCAGGTAAAGAAGCTGGTGCAATCCACAGCGGTTCTGTAATTTTAAGTTTTGAAGCATAAGGAGAAGTAAAATGGAAGCATATACAAGTCATGACATTATTGAGATAGACGGCGAGGTTGTTACCGCTCTTGGTGATGGTGATACCGCAACTATTACTTACTCCAATGACATTATGGCAATGAAAACTGGTAAAAATGGAAATACCGTTGCGGCACATAATGAAATGGGACGTGAAGCTGATTTAGTAATCAGAGTTGTCAAAGGCTCTTATGATGACAAGAGATTAAACTCTAAGGTTATCTCTTGGAAGAGCCGTTCTAATGACTTTGAGCCAATCAGAGGAACTTTCACGAAAGTAATCAGAACAGATACAGGAATCACAAACGAAGTTACCACGCTTAAGTTTGGTATTCCAGTAAAAGTTGTGGAAACCAAAGAAAACGTTGAAGGTGATACCGAACAATGCTTTTCTCAATATACAATTAGATTCGGCGATAGCAATAGAGCCTTAGCTTAATCAATTTGGGGCATAGTTGCTCCCTTGTGGCTTTGCCCCAAAGCTCCAACACAAGGGAAACTTTTAACAAGGGGAATAAAAATGGAAGAAATTACATTAAAGAGTGGAAATGTTCTTAAAGTGAACGTAGCTCCGTTTATTGACGCAATCCGTCTGACAAACATTGTTGCTAAGGCATTTTCTCAGAGAGGATTGGATTTTAAAATAGACAGAGATACAGAACTTAAGTTTGAGACATTATTCAATAAGAATCCTGACGCATTTGTAAAAGGACTTGCTGACATCGTGTTTGAGGAGTTTGTCATGAATGTAGTCTTTAAATGTGCGGAAAGGTGCATATATGTCAAAAATGGTGTTTCTTTGAAGATAAATCAAGATACCTTTGAAGATGAAGAGGCAAGAGAAGATTTCTACGAAATAATGTATAAAATTGCATACGCAAATATAAAGCCTTTTTTTGCAAATCTCCTTACTGTATTAAATCAAACTTCCGAAACAGCGAGGAGAGGAGAAGACCAGTAGTTGAAATAAACACCAGTCTTGAAAATTACTGGTGTGCGTTTCTAAGTAGGGCTGGTTATGGAAGCGTAGATTTGCTAAAGAATTATGATTGTGTTACATTTTTAAATATACTAGATTATGAAATATTTAGAAATGATTATGAGGCAGAGTATTCAGCAATAAATGGGAAGGCAAAATGAAGCTAGGTGAGTTATTTGTAGATTTAGGCGTAAATTCAGGCAGTGCTTTTAATACTCTGTCTAATTTTGCTTTTCAGTTTAACAACTTAGCTACTACCGCCGAAAAGTTCGCACATGGATTCGAGAAAGTATTTTCTCCTGCAATAAAGACAGCTCCTCTTACTCACAATATACAGAACCTTGCAAAATTCCTTGGAGAATCAGAAAAAAGTATTCAAGGAATTAAAAACGCCGCTGGCGAGATTGGTGTAAATTGGGAGTCAATGACTGGCAAACTTAAGAAATTCAGCGAAGATAGAATGAATTTCTTTTTAAATCCTAATTCTGCATTTTTTCAAAAACAATCTACATTTGGACTTACTGATAAAGATTTAAGAGGCTCTCCTCTTGAAGTAATGCGGAAAATCATATCAGTTATATCTGGTGTTGGAAAGGAAGATTTAAAAGCTCAATTTGCGAGCGTTTCAGGTTTTTCTCAAGATGAACTCACTGCATGGAATAATTTTTTCAAAAATAGACAATTCTATGAAGACAATCCTTGGAATTTCACATCTCAGGAGCTTGAGCAAGGCAATGAATTGTACATGAATCTTAATAGATTCAATGAAAACATTGGGCATATAAATGACCAGTTGGCAAAGAATCTCACTCCTACACTAAATAATTTATTCATAGGAATAAATAAATTCCTAGAATCTGATAAGTTCCGTAAGTTTGTTGAACATCCAGTAGAAGGAATTGAAGATTTAAAGCCAAACTGGCTCAAAAAATATGATGAACTTGTTTGGTGGAAGAAGATATTGTTTGCTCCTGTTACCTCTCTTATTCCTTTTGGGCAAGCATATACGACAGGAAGTTTATTAGGTGAAGGTGTTACCAATGCCGCATTATCTTTTGCAGATAATACAAAAAATCCGTTTTTATCGAGCTTGTCTGATTTATCACTAAAAGGAAAAATTTGGAGTGGCAACAGCAATCCAACAATTAGGACATCAAATGTTGCTAGAATGAAACAGCTTGATGAGCTATTAGGGGCTTGGGCTGAAAAGGAAGGTATAGAAATATTATATACTTCAGCAATGGGCGGAAATCATAAAAAAGGCTCTGGGCATTATAGCGGAAATAAGATTGATGTTCAGTTCTTTAAAAATGGAAAACAAGTTGACTTGCCAGCGTCTCTTAGCGAAAAATTGAGGGAGATGGGATATTATGGTGGAAATACTGGAGCTGTTGGTAGAGAGGTTCAAAGAAATGGTGGTTTTCACCATGATTTATATATAGGAGATTTGGAAAGCCGTGTTGCTGGTGCAAGCAGAAACGTTACAATAAACAAAGAAACAACGATTTACACCACGCCTAATAAAGTTGCCGATGTTGCCGATGTTGCAATAAATGGTGAAGAACAGATAGCAAACCAATATGATTTTGGGGGAATGTGATGACAGTTGAAGCATTTACTAACAGTTTTCTCAATTTAGCCTCTACTGCGAATGAGGCTCTTGTGTCCTTTACTGGCACAACTGGAATAGCAGGGTTTGTGTTTGATATTAAAGACACAGAAGAGATAAATCTTGAAAGTGATATAACAGACCACTATACAGAGGCAAACGTCCCTGTACAGGATAATATCGTCAATAAACCAGTAAGAGTAACACTTAGAGGAACTGTTGGAGAACACGTTTATAATCCACCAAAGAGAGAATCAACATGGGATAGCATTACTGGAAAGGTTCGTAATGTAACGGAAAAATTAACAATCATAGGTTCTTATGTGCCAGCAATTAGTCAGTTTTCCAAACAAGTATTCACAAGTCTGAAAGCTGATAATTATTCAATGGACACTCTTTTAGATGTAGGAAGTGCCGCCTTTGATTTATACAATAGCATAAACATACCACAGAATCACCAAAGCCATGCGTTTATGTTCTTTGAAGCTCTTTGGCAAGCGAGACAGACTTTTTCTATACAAACACCTTATAGATTCTATGCAAACATGGCAATCGAGTCTATTAAAGCTGTTCAAACTGGGGAAACTGATGATAATACAGATTTTGAGATAACCTTTAAGCAGATAAGAAAGGTTACAGACAATCTATCTCAAAGAAATGAAAAAAGCCTTTTTGGAAGACTAAAAGAACAGTCAACTGACTTCTGGGAGACCTATATATCTCGTGGAGAGCCAGCTCCTATTAACCTATTAACTCAGTTGGGGTAAGTCATGCAGAGAATAACAAATATAACAGAAACACCAAAACAGGAGATGAGCGTTATCTTAGATGATGGTAGTGTTTTGATATTGCGTCTTTATTATATCTCTTCTCAGATTGGATGGTTTTTTGATATTGAGTATGCAGGAATAAGGTCAAACTGCCGTAGGCTTACAAACTCGCCTAACATCATAAGAGATAAAATAAATGTGTTTCCTTTTGGCATTGGTTGCACTGTTACGGACGGACAAGAACCATGGTTCGTTGATGATTTTTCAAAAGGAAGGGTGAACCTTTACATCTTAAGTAAAGAAGATGTCGCTCAGGTGGAGAAAGAAGTCTATGGAAAAATTTTCTAGAGTTTATTCAATAGTATTTACTTTTAAGACGTTTGAGAATGGAAAACTGTCTGAAAAGATTAAAGAGGTTAGGGTTGACTATCCTCTTACTGTTGAATTTGCCATAGGAAGAAGTGTCAGCTACTTTACGAATAATGCCAATGTGGTTATTTATGGGCTTGATGAAAACAAACGTAGAGAGCTTGGAAAAGACAAATATAACCTTAAAAAATATATTCGCATGGAGATTTATGCAGGATATGATAAAAAAGTTTGGCTTGTGTATAGAGGTTCTGTAACAGAGTGTTATTCATATAGACAAGGTGGAGAGACTGAGTTTAGAACGATTATTTCATCATCTGACGCCGCAATAGAAATGCTTGCAGATATACAGTCTCGCTCATTTTCTGAGTCAACAGATATGTCAACTAGAATAAATAACATTGCTTCTAATTTAGTTGAATTAAAGCTTGGAGTTATCTCTCCGTATATTGTGTTTCCTGAAAAGACAGAAAGAGGCAGTATTTTCACTGGAACTGCTCTTGATATGCTTTCTCAAATAGCCGATATTGATGGTGAAGAAGGAACTGAGAATGTAATGAATATTGATTTAGGTAGAGTAAATTTTTTACAGCAATACAAAGATGTGATTAAAAAGTATGGAATATTGAAGGTTGATGACTCTACTGGATTATTAGGAACTCCAATTAGAAGAGAGTCTATATTATCTATACAAACTCTTTTTGAGCCAGCCGCTAATATAAACCAATTATGCTATGTAGATGTAAAGTCCTTAAAATTAAGAGGATATTTTAAAATCATGTCTGTTTCTCATGATGGTGTTATATCAGGAGCGAAGTGTGGGACATTAACAACTACGCTTGACCTATATTTAGGTTTTCAAGCATTTAATGAGTTATAGGAGAAAAAAGATGTATTCTGTAACACCGACAAAAACAGACACAGTCTTTATGAATAGGCTCATTATAAAAAAAGCTCTATCAAAGTTAAATAGCCACAGAGTTGGAAGAATAGTTGCTTTTTACAAACAAGATTTGACCTGCGATGTCAAGTTATTGGAGCAAATCACTCAAGGAAAAGGTGGAACTGCGGAGTTTAGCTTATTACTTAAACTGCCTTTAATCATAGAAGGAACAGAAGATTCGCATATAACCTTTGGAAACATTGTTGGGAGTGAGTGTCTTGTCCATTTTAATGACAGAGATATAGATAATTGGTTTAAAACGGGAGAAGTATATAAACCAAACACCACAAGACTTCATGATTTATCTGATGGCTTTGTTACTCTAAGACCTTATAGCAAAGTTAAGGTTTTTACTTATTATGAAAATGGGTTAGAAATAAAAAATGGCGATACAGTTATTCATTTAAACAATGATGGCACTATTGATGTAACAGGTTCAACCATTACTTTTAATGGGAATGTAATTGTAAATGGAGACATAAACGCTACTGGAACAATCACTGGCAATACTGATGTTGTTGCAGGAACAATTAGTGGAAAGAGCCATGTCCATGTTGGCAACCTCGGAAATGATACATCACCACCGAAATAGGAGATAAAAAATGAAAGTAAGAGCAATAGATGAAAACAATGACTGGACTTTCGGAAGGGGGTTACAGGACTATAAGCAAGATGACAAGGCAATATCTCAGAACACAAAGACTCGCCTTTTATCTTTTTATGGAGATTGTTTCTTTGATTTGACTGCTGGCATAGATTGGTTCAATTTGCTAAGTAGAGGAACAGAAAATTTGCTTACACTCGCTATAAAGCAAAGCATTATAAACACAGAAGGAGTTGTTGGAATAAATAATGCAGATGTTAATTTTGATAGGATGTCAAGGCATATTACTCTTAAATATGACATAAAAACGACATTTTCGAAGTCGTTTATAAGCGAGTTCGCAATTTGACAAGTAAAATTTATCTGCTATTTTTAGATTAAGAGGTAACCATGGCAAACTACATAGACAAAGACGGCTTACATACAGAATCAATCTCAGAAATCAAGGAAAACTTGACAACTGAGTATAAAAACATCTACGGAGATGATATAACTGTTTCATCTGATTCGCCTGATGGACAAAGAATAAATATTGAGGCTCAAGCCAAAGCTGACTTATTGGATTATTCAAAACAAGTATATAATAGCTTCGATGTAGATACCGTTATTGGAGACCAACAAGATAGATTATATAAAATCAATAATGTTTATCGTAATAACGCAGATTACACTTTCGTTGTGGTTAATGTTACAGTAACTCAAGCCGTGAATTTACATGGTTTAGATACTGACATTTTAAACGCAAATGGAAGTGGATATACTGTTGCGGATGAAATAGGAACTAACTTTATTTTGGCTAACTCTGTTTCATTATCCGCGGCAGGAACTTATCCGCTAGAATTTAGGGCGGAAAAAATCGGTGCTGTTGATGTATCGCCAAACACTATAACCACCATGGTGACGGTTGTTGCTGGCGTTTCTGGTGTCAATAATCCCTCTAAACAGTATCTCACTGGTAACACTCAAGAATCGGATTCAGAGTTTAGAATCCGCAGAAACAAATCAACAGCAATTTCAGCGCAGGGATTCTATGACGCAATGGAAGGACAATTTTTAAGTATTCCTAACGTCACTTCTGCAAAGGTATATGAAAACACTCCAACGAATAAAGAGATTCCGCAGTCTTCGGCGGATTCTGCGATTTGGTGTATTGTAGAAGGTGGCTTAGATTCCGACATAGCTTCTATCATTTACGCAAATAGAACCTTTGGGTGTGCAATGATAGGAAGCACGACCGCAACCGTGGAAAGAGCCGATGGAACGACGTTTACTGCGTATTTTGACCGCCCAAGCCCTCAAAATCTGTATATGAACATAACAATTAAATCAAGACAAGGATTGATTCCTGATGATGATTATATCAAAGAGCAACTTGTCGATAGAATGAAATTCGGTATTTATGAGCAAGTTACCTCTTCTGATGTGGTTATTGAAATAAACGAAATTGACTCTTCTGTATATGTAGAGAGTTGCACTTTAAGCAACGATGGTACAACCTTTGGATATTCTGCTACTCCGACAACAAAGGATAAATACTTTGCTTTGTCTGCGGCAAATATCAATATTACCGTAGCGGGGGCGTGATGGATTTAAAAGAATATTACTCAAACCTGCTAATCATCCAGTATCATGAAAAGCCTAAAGCTGTTGCAGAAATTCAGCTTGGGGCTTCAACATTTTCTGGTGATTGGGTTATGAGTGATATTTCAGATATTATAGATGTAGATACTGCTATCGGTGCTCAGCTAGACCTAATCGGGAAAATCGTTGGCGTGCCTAGAGTTGTTCAAGGGTTCGTGCCTGATGAGGTTTATTACTCGTATGATGATGAGAATGACCCTATGGCACATCCTGAAGGGAAAGGAATGTCAGATATTGGTGCTCCAGTAAATGCAGAGTTTAAAGATTATGAGGATGTTAGAAAGAGTATTTATACTTTGTCTGATGGTGTATATAGAACTATGATAAAACTGAAGATTCTTTACAATAATTCAAACGGAACGCTTAAAGATATAGATGACGGGCTTTATAAAGTTTTCAATGGTGGAATTACCATAACAGATAATTTTAACATGACAGGAGTTGTGACTGTCGGAAGTGAGTATAACCTAGAGGGCAGACTTGCGGCTTTTCTAAAGATTTTTCCTAGACCGCTTGGGGTGTCTTTAACATATCAATATTTGTGAGGTAGGAAATGGCAAAATTAGTAAGAACAACACAAAAGATTTTTGCAGGAGACGCTCCTGCCAATCAAGTTACGGCTTTCGGAACTATCAAAGCTGGCTCTCCGTCTTATACCAAGACAGTTTCTCAGATTATGAATAGTAATTTTGAATCTGGTTGGTCTGACGCTGTTGAAGATGATTATGCTCCGTATAGACAGGATAGAAATGCTGTTGACTTGGCATTAAGCACTCAGATTGCTTATATCCTTCAAGAAGGGGTTGCTGAGTGGGATAGTGGAACGACTTATTACTCGACATCCGTTGTAAAGTATCTTGACGGCTCTAACCTAAAATTTTACTGGTCTATTGCGGATAATAATACTTCAGCATTATCTGATACAACAAAGTGGAAGTTGTTTATGACTGTTTCAAATACAGGACTTCTTACCATAGACGCTCAGGTTTCAGATAGAACAGCAGGAGATAGTTCAAGCTATGCGGCAAATACAAGATTTGTTTCTGGTGCAATCACCACATTAAGCAATAGTGCTGTTCTAAGAACAGGAAATCAAACAAAAAGTGGCGTGTTGACATTTAACGATAGTCCGACAGTGCCAACACTTGCAACTTCTGATAATTCGGATAAAGTAATAAACAGCCGATGGTTCAATAACAGATTTGTCCAGTTTAATGGAAGTTTACCAAGTCCTGTTGATTCAAATGTATTTTATTACGAATTGGAGAACTAAATGAGTATAACCTCTAAAATATATAAAGGAGATGATAAGATTGCCCGTCTATACAAAGGCGATAAAAAAGTCTTATTCATGACTAGAGGTGATAGGGTAATTTACGCAGATTGGGGGCCATTTACTTTTAATGCGACAGGGGTTATTCAAACTTTAGTCTTGCCAAAGTTAATTAAGAAAATCCACGTTGATTGTGTGGCAAGTAAAGGGTTTACGCCTCATTCTTCTGCGCAAGGCGGTAATGGTGGGCGTGTTCAATGCGACCTTGCTGTAAATGGTGGGGAAACTCTTTACATAATGGTTGGCGGTATTCCGACAAATAGTAATGTTTCTTATAATGCGTCAGACATAAGGTTAGGTGGAAATACTTTAAACAATAGAATTATCGTTGCTGGTGGCGGTGGTAGTGGTTGTTATGTTACGAATCCATTTACAAGGTATAGTGCAGGTGGTGCAGGTGGCGGAACGATAGGCGGTAACGGAACTGGCGTTAACGGAAATGGCTATGCAACAGGCGGAACACAATCCGCAGGTGGTTTAGGCTCTTGGGGTAACTCCGCTTATGACCCGACACGTTCTGCAAGTGGAACTCTAGGCTATGGTGGAGCAACCGGAAGTGGTGGTAACGTTGATGCAGGTGGTTCAGCAGGTGCAGGTGGTGCAGGCTACTATGGCGGTGGCGGTTCAAGACGTTCTGCTGTGTTTTTTGGTTCATCACAACGTGACTCTTGGGCAGGTTCAGCAGGTGGCGGTTCATCTTATGCCGATAGTGACTGCTCTAATGTGGTACACACGCAAGGCTATCGTAACGGTGCAGGATATGTAACAATTTCTTTTGTGGAGTAATAAATGAGATATATCGGTGACGACTTAATAAATCTAATGACGGTGACGGTTCTACCTTCCGAGGGTGAAGAACTGCCTGAAATAGAATCAATAGAATTAAAAATTGGTTGTTTGGACAAGAAATTCACTCACCCGACAAATCCATTTACGATTGATGTTTTGCGCGGAGAGTCAATAAGACTTGGAACTCAAAATAAATGTTATGCCGCTATTTGGTATTGGGACGAAATAAGCGGACAACGCCAGTTATTAAAGAAAACTTGCGAGGGAACTCTTACCCTTGCTTTAAAGCCGGAGGTAGTCAATGGTGGATGTAAATGTTGATTTCACACTTTCAGAAGATAATCTAGTAGAAGCAAATTTTACTGTTCAACCTGATATTGAATATAAAGCAGATATTATGGTAGAAACAGCTATAAAAGACCATAATAAATTAAATAATCGTGATTTGCCCGACCAACACCCTATTGAGGCAATTACGGACTTAAAAGATATTCTTGAACGGTTATGGACTTTTACTTTTGAACAAGAAATTGCAACAGATACTTGGACAATAAACCATAATCTTGGTAGACACCCTTCTTTTGTGGTGGTTGACAGTGCTGGTAGTGTTCAAATGCCAGATGAGTTTACATACAACAGTGACAATCAGGTAACAATTAAATTCATAAGTGCTTTTGCAGGAAAAGTATATTTTAACTAGGAGATAAAAAATGATTTACGGAAACATTGACGGTAACGGACTCGCAGAATTAAGAAACTTGAATTTTCAGAATTTAGCTTCAGCTCCTACAACTGGACTAAAGGCTGGTCGGTTTTATTTTAACACGACAGATAACACACTCTATGTCTATAACGGTTCGGCTTGGGTGGATGCACTTTCACAAGGTGATTATACCTTTCAAAATGGTGTAGAATTAGTAACTAACACTCGTAACGTTCAAATAAAGGTGGCAACCGGAGCTAATGCCGGTAACGTTACTCTAACAGCGGATTCTAACGGATTAGCAGCAAACGTAACAAAACTAAGCGTGGCAAGTGATTCTACCGATTACTTATCTATTGCAAGTGATGAAATCAGCGCAAACGTTGATACCACGGTGACAGCAAGTAGCACAAACCTCGTAACTTCGGGAGCTGTATCAAGTGCGATTGCCTCGGCTTTAACTGGTGCTTTGATTTATCAAGGCTCTTGGACTGCAACAGGTCAAACAGACTATTCTTCCATTACATTGCCAGTTAAAAAAGGGTATATGTATATCGTTTCGGGTTCTGCAACCGTTGGAGGTGTAGAGTGGAACGCTGGAGATTATCTTGTAATCAATAAAGACATTGCCTCAGGTGGAACAATTACTTCAGCAGATGTTGATAAGATTGACAACACTGAAGGTTCTGACATTGTAAGACTTAACGCTACTCAAACGATTACAAATAAGACAATTGACGCTGACGACAACACAATCTCGGATTTAACGACATCAAACTTCAAATCAGGAACGATTGTAACCTCGGTAGGTGCTACTGGTTCCGATACAGCTATCCCGACAGAAAAAGCGGTAAGAAGTGCTATTAGTGCTTTAAGATATTCAGAACAAAATACAGCATTGACTCAATCAGGTGGAGTATGCACTTGGGTAGTAAACCATAACCTCGGCACTTCTGATGTTCTTATAGGGGTTTACGAAGTAAGCTCTGGTGATGAAGTAATGTATGATAAAGCAATCACTAGCGCAAACTCTGTGACAATTAAAATCCTATCTGCAAGTAACATTGCGGCAGACACTTATAAAGTAGTAATTAAAGGATAAAGACTATGGTAACTAAGCTGACATTACCAAGCAAGGAAAACGCTGTTCAAGAAAAAGTAAACGAGATTATTGATAATCTCGGTGGTGGTGTCGATATTGATAATACAACTATTACCGAAAACGCCAGTAACAAACTTCAAGCCTCTGGTGTTATCAATCCAAGAGACGGAAACTCAATCAAGATTTGGCAAGGTTCAGAAGCGCAATGGAATCAAGGCGAGCCAACAACTTGGTATTATTGGCAGACATCTGTAACAGCAATGTGGACAGCATCTACATTACCGAGTTCTGCAAGTTGGTGGGCAGTAACATATGGTGATGGTAAATTCGTTGCTGTGGCTAATAATTCAGATAAGTCAGCGTATTCAACAGACGGTATTAACTGGACAGCATCTACATTACCGAGTTCTGCAAATTGGCAGGCAGTAACATATGGTGATGGTAAATTCGTCGCTGTGGCTTCTGATTCAGATACCTCAGCATACTCAACAGATGGTATTAACTGGACAGCATCTACATTACCGAGTTCTGCATGGTGGTGGGCAGTAACATACGGTGATGGTAAATTCGTCGCTGTGGTGGCTTTTGATTCAGATACCTCAGCATACTCAACAGATGGTATTAACTGGACAGCATCTACATTACCGAGTTCTGCAAGTTGGTGGGCAGTAACATATGGTGATGGTAAATTCGTTGCTGTGGCTAATAATTCAGATACCTCAGCATACTTTATCACATACACAAAATGCTATACAGATGCAGAAAACCCAACAACAGCCTCAATAGTATATTCTTCACCTGAAACATCATCTGCTCTTACAATAACCTCTGTTGGAACTGGTACAATAACGTTATCAGATACCAACACTTATAGCTATACTCCGAGTGGTAATCAGTTCACATATAGAACTATCGGAGACGCTCATCCAGATTGGTTATGTTTTATCAATGGTGTTGGTGTTAAAATAGGAAACACTATAATTGCTACTAACTCATAGGAGAAGTATTATGCTAAACTGGCTAAAATCCTTAATGAGGAGAAAAGAAATGGATATGAACACAGCATATAAAAGACTTGAGTTCCACGAAGGATTCCGAGCTAAAAAATATATGTGTAGCGAAGGAAGGTGGACAATCGGTATAGGACATAACCTCGAAGCCAGAAGTTTCACAGAAGAAGAAAAAAAGGCTCTTGGCGATTGGGAAAATGGTATTACCCACAACGGAGCTTTAATGCTTTTAAGAAACGATGTAGAGAATTGCCTAAAGGACTTGAAACAGTTTCCATTTTGGAAAGAGTTGGATGACGATAGACAGTATGCCTTACTAGACATGTGCTTCCAGTTAGGGTTCAAAGGGTTAAAGAAATTTAAGAGTATGCTCAAGGCGTTTGAAAATGGAGATTTTGTAACCGCAAGCAAAGAGTGCTTAAATAGTAAATACCGTAAGCAGACACCGACAAGAGCAAAAAGAATCGCTGTTTTGATTCGTTATAAAAAATGGGTGGAATATTCTAAAGACTTGGAGAAAATAGAGATATGAAATACTTAGACCTAGACAGATTTTGGAGCTATGTTATTGGAGCATTGATAGGGTTCTTTGAGCCGATATATGTAACAATTTTGTGGATGCTAATTTTCATTTTAGCAGATATGGCGACAGGTATCTATGCGGCATACTGCAAAAATGAGAAAATCACTTCTCACAAAATGCAAAGAACTATTGTAAAGTTCTTAATGTATGGTTGCACTATTATTCTCTTAGAGGGGTTTGACAAGTATTTTGTAACCTTAGTGGACTGCGGACTTGCGACTATTGGGGCAACAATAATCTGCGGCATAGAACTATACTCTATATTTGAAAATTGCTACAAGGCAACAGGGAATGTAGTGTTTAAGGTTCTGACACAATTCACCAAGACCAAACTAGAGGCCAAAACAGGAGTGAAAATAGATGATGATAAATAGTGTAATTTGTTTGCTTTCCGCTTTCGGTTTTAGAGTTCGGGGTGGTTTGAGAATACCTTTTACAGACAAGAAGTTTCCATTGAATAAGTTTTGGTGGTCGGTTATCTTTGCTGGTTGTGCAAAATACCTCTATCAAGGCGATTGGAATTTCTTTATAGTAACGGCTATTGCGGTTCAAATGTCTGTTTCTATCTGCGGATGGGGAGAAGCCTGTGGTTGTGCGTTGGGCTTAGGTAAGCCGACACCTGATAGAGTAGATTATGCGGACTTTGATGAGTTCTGCGATAACTTCCATATTAAGGGTTGGAAACTAATAGACCATCCGATTTGTTGGGGCGTGGTATGGCTGACTTTAAGAGGGTTGTTTTTAACGTTCTTTATCGGGCTTGCTCTTAATAATATCCCATTTATGCTGACAGGTTCTGCGATGGGTTTAATTTATGCCTTTTGGGGTTGGATAGGGCGTAAGTTCTTTAATTGCTACGATAAGACATTTTGGAACGTATCAGAATGGGCTTTCGGTTATTATTGCGGGTTAATGCTATGCGTTATTTAATGGCGATATTCTTGGTTTTGAGCGCGGTATTAGGTTTTTGTGCATACTTCTACTATCAGAAGTCAGAATCCTACTGTGAGCTATGGAAAAACGCTCAGGCCAATAGCAACTTCTTAATTAAAGTAGTGGAGAGGAACAATGAAAAAGCATTGGAAGCCAGTCGGAGAGCAGAAGAACTTGAAGAATTGGTTAAACTTAGCTCTGAATCTTGTTGGAATCGGGTTATTCCTAATTCTGACAGTGTGCTTGTTAGGTTGCACCAAGACTGAAATCGTCTATCAGGAAGCACCAAGAGAGCCGATAACGTGTCATAGGCACATCAAGACTTATCTTGATATTGCAAAGTGCTTAGAGGAATATAAGGTTAAATACAATGATTGAAGGTGAGATATTAGCTGAAATTAAAGAAGAGCAATCCAACCGCTTGGAAGAGCCTTATTTATTCCCTAAGGAAGAAATGGACGGCATGATAAAATGGCAACCAGTTTCTAATATTCCAGTTGATGAAATCTATAAGGACTTACCAGAAGTAAAACAGTTTCATGACAATTATGTTACGCTATGGGGCTTGCAAAACAAAAAAATGGAAAGATGAATCACAAAACGCTTTACAAAGATATATTTGTTGTGTAATATCGTTCTCGAAATAGATTTTTACATATTTCATAAAAAATACTCCAATAGATAAGGTAAGTCTCCTGTTTCGGCAGGAGATTTTTTATTGACATTTAAAAAAATATAACTATAATATATACGTTTCATTGGGAAACAATCTTTTAAATAGTTCAAAGAGGTGGTGCAGAAATGCGCCACTTTGCTTTTTTGTGAAAATGGTTTAGTATCAGATATGAGCTTATTTAAATCATTTATAGGCGGAAACGTGAAGTGCAAACATATTTATATTTGCCATGTAGATAGGTATATTGGTGCTTATAATCCTCACACTGGCGAGGTTGTGAGCTATAAAACTGGCGACAAATTTGTCCCATTTATTCAAGAGATACTAGACAATTTTCCTGACTATTCACCACATAACGTTATAAATGAAGGAATCCAAGAGATAATCAGAGAGAAGATAAAACAAGACTTACAAAATGATTTACTCAAAAATGAGCTCGGTGGGGGAAAGTCTAAATAAATCTGCCCACTGAAGGAGCGTTGCGATTTTTATGTTTTGCTTTCCTTTATATATTCCGCTTGCTATTGCTTTCATGCTATTGGATTTTCTAAATGCGTATGCGTTTTTCTTGTAAATAGAAATAAGTTTTTTAAATGATAGTTCTTTATTGCGGTAATGCCCTAGATTTTCTTTTCTCTCGATTAGATAATCAAAATCAATGTCTAATATTCTGCATATCTCGTCAAGGTTTCTTACAGAGCCTATAATATCAATTTTGTTAAGATATTCACAGCTCTTGCCAAGTTTTTTTGAGCCTTTTGCCAAACTTCCGTATTTTAAACGGACTTCATCTCTAAGTCTCTCAAGTATGTTAAGAACGGCGTAGTAATAGTCTGAGTCTGTTTCAATTCTCATGCTGTCTCTCCAAGTTCAGTTGCTATTATAGTAACGGTTTATTAACACTTGTCAAGATTGATTTGACAATTTAAATTTTCTGGTGTATAAATAAAGTGTCTTTAAAAGACATTCCATAAATTAGTTCTTTTCAAGTTCTTGTTCAAGGCAGGGGTTTAAAGCCTCTGTTTTTTTATTCATTTTTTTGTAAAAAATCTCTTGACATAATAATTTTTTCATTATATAATCAATGTAGAAATTAAAAATTATTATTATTTTTCATTAACTTAACTTGAAAGGAACGAACATGAAAAAAGAATTAAAATTCTCAGATTTAAAATCAAAATATAAAGAGATTGATTTAGCAAAAGATGATGAAGATAGAATCCTGATTGGTGATTTTTTTATATGCCCCGATGGAACAATAACAATCAACAGAAGTTCTTATACAACAGAAGGTGCTTATTGTAGCATATTTACTTATGTTACAAAAAAAGCCACAGTTGAACAAATGGATTCATTCATTGAAATGATTAAGGGGAATTAAAATGGAAAATTGGAATGGAATTACAGACGAACAACTTAATGAAGTTGCACAATCAAAATCCGAAAAAGAATTTATTGAATCGATACAGTCTCTTGAGGATGTAACTTGGAAAATGAGAAGTTGTGCAGAGACCCAGAGAATCAAAGCTGGAAACGATATAATGAATTTCGTTACTGAGTATTATCAAGAAGAAGAGAAGGAATATAAGGAAAGATACGGGCATGATTACATCGAAGCCATGAGACAAGATGAAACATGGGTTTGGCTTGCTGAAAATAAGGAATTTCAAAAATTACTCAAGAACTATTTTGAACACGTTATTGGATAGGGGATATTATGGAAAAATCGTTAAGAGAAGAGTTTTTAGAGGCAGACGCAGAGTGTCTCAGAAAAGAACTTAAAAAAGCACTTGAGGAAAATATTAAGCTCAGAGAATACATCGATGAGCTACTGCACGAAATTTTAAAACTGAAAGGATTTGACAATGGTAAATATAATAACTTACCTGAAGAATCAAAAGTCGTTGGAAACTGAAAATATCGTACTTAGAGAGACGATTGACGTAATCAGAACAGATTGTGCCATGTATCGTAAGCAGATACAAAAACTAAAGGAGAGTAACACTGCTCTCAGAAAAACGATTCGCAGAAGGAACAAAGAAATCCAAAAACTAAAATATATCTGCAAGATGTAAAATAGTTTTGGATAACTTTGTTTTTGAATTTGACTTTTTAATTTTTCGTATTATTTTGAGATTAGCAATAAGGGATATTTTTGGGAATTATGGGGATTTAATAAAGTCCCTTATTGCAATAAACATTTAATTTTTATTGAATCCCCACCTTTTACAAGGGAGCAATAAGGGAGATGACTGATAAAAATCAGAGTAAAAAAGCATTATGGATTTTTCCTAATTTCAAAGAATCAATAGATGAACTTCCAAAATCACAACGAGCTTTGGTATGGCAAGCGGTATGTGAAATAGGATTAGGTTACGATTTTGATATAAAAAAATGCACAACTTCACAGAAAATGTGTATAAAACTCATATACCCTTTACTTAAATTAAGAAATGTTGGCGGAAGTATTGTTAGTGGAGAAAAAAGAAATCCTGAAGGAAAAAATGGGTTAAATGACTGTAATAAAACAATTCATGAGGATAACCCTTATCCTAACCCTTTAGATAACCCTATGGATAACCCTGAGGATAACTCCTTATATAAAAAAGAAATAAGAAATAAAGAACAAGAAAAAGAAAAAGAAAAAAAGAAAAAATTATCTTTTGATGATGTTTCTGATTGGAATGATTTAATGACTTATTGGGAAGAAAACAAAAAAGGTGGAAAATATAAATCAGATGATAGTAGAGAAAGAATGTTAGAAAGACTGAAATGCCTGACAGGAAATGATTTTGATTTTGCAAAGCAGGCTATATGCCACTGCATAGATAATGGGTATCAAGGCTTTTGTAATGGAAATGAGCTTTATTACAAATTGAGAAAGCCACGATGGAAAACGATAGACACAAAACCAGACGCCTATGAAGAGTTTTCTTTGGCGGTAGAAGAAATGAAAAGGAGAGTAGCACAATGATAAGCGAAAAAGTTTTTAAGCAAACCATGTTTGAGATAGAAACCTCACTAGGTTTACAGTCTGATACAAGTTACTTGCTTGTTATGTATAAATATCTAGTTAATCTGTTTGATGATGATTCTTTTAGATTAATAACACAGAAAGTATTAGAAAATGATGATTTGTATGGAAAAATGCCAACTGTTAGGCACTTTACGAAGTATTTGCCTAAAAAGCCAACAGAAGAAGATGAGAAAGAGGCAAAAAAGCAGGATTTCCTTGAAAAAGTAAGTGATTACCTTCATCTTGATTATGTTATGGACTATGATAGGCAAAAGTTTAATAATATATCTGAGCTTGAAAGTAGAGCATTAAGGGCAAATGGAGGATTGTCAGAGATGTATAGTAGAGTCCACAATTTAGATTATCCTTGTAAGATTTCTACAATCATAAAAGAATTAAGCGATTTCTATGATGATAATTATACAAGAGAACAAGTCGAACACTACCAAATAGAAAACAGAAGTGGTGAATTAAAACAAATAGGAGAAATTTTAAAACTAACAACTGAGGAGAAGTAAAATGGAGCAATTATTGAGTTTTATATGTTGTGAGCTTGACTGTTATCTTGATGAACTTAAGGGAGACAGGAGAGGAGACGTAAGCAGGAAACGTAAGATGGCGGTTCTTGCACTTGTTTGGAAAAACCAAACTACAACACAGATTGCCATGCTTTTGAATAAAGATAAATCAACAATAAAAGGAATTGTTAAAAATTCTAATCTTGCTGATTATATCGCTGCAAAAGATTTGGTTAATAAATATGAGATGTGGAAAAATTATTCACAATCTGAAAAATTTTCTTGACAATCATATAAAATATATTATTATATCGGTGTAAATAAAATTTAATAGGAGACAAGAATGGAAGAAAAGAAAGGAACTGATTTAAGAGAAGTTGTAAAGACTCAAGAAGAGAAGGCGGAAGGTAAAAACAGCTTTTTCACTGATTACAACAATCTCAAGGACAGTATAGGAACAATTACCAAAAATGCACAAGGCTTTGGATATTCGTATTTGGAACTTGTAAAGTTGCTTGATACAGTAGAGCCAAAGATTAAAGAAAATCATTTTATCTTATTGTCGGTTACTAGAAGAACAGACGGAACTATAAAACGTTCTGATTCTGCGGTAATTGTGCATAAAGATAAAAGTGGAAACCCTGTGCTAACTTCAAGGCGAGAGTATGAGTCGCCTTGTTATGAGGTACACTCAGAGCTTATCCATGAAACAACTGGAGAGGTTCTGCAATGTGATTTACCATTATATGTTGATGATATAGACCCTCAAGCGTTAGGTTCTGCAATCACCTACATGAGACGGTATTCTCTTTTTGTTTTATTGGGAATTAAAACCCAAGATGATGACGGAGCAGGAGCTTCGGCAAAAGACAAAACAAAAAGAAATCTAAAAGAGCCTTTACCAGAGAATCCTGAAGAAATCGCAGATTTTTTGGTAAGGCAAGAAAACCCAACAGCGTATTATGGAGATTTGAAAGCTCGGCAAAATGAGATTGATTCAAACCTCTATAAGAAATTAGTTAAAATCATTTATCCAAATTAAGGAGAACTTGAAAATGGAAAAGAAAATTACAGACAAAGACAATGAGAAGTTAAAAAAACTCTATAAAGAGATTGTTAGTATTACAGGAAATGCTTTTATTTCTTGTAATGTGAAGATGGATGACTCGGATGATATATATACAGTTGGATGTTGTGTCGGTTCTGCATTAGAACTAGCGTCGTCAGTATGCCAAATTTTAGACAAAACCCCTACATTAGCGAAAGTAGTAGAGGAAGGATATAAAATTATAAACTCAAAAATTGAATTTAGTAAGGAGAACTAAAATGGCTTTTAAGAAAAAAGTTGAAAAGAAAATTGAGAAAGATGTAGTTGAAGAAAGCTACGAAACTCTTAAGAAAGAAACAGACGCAAACATTATTCTATTTAAAAAAGGCACAAAAGTTGTTATCAATGTAAATGGTGACAAACCTGATTTAGAGGAAATGATTTTACAGCTCTTAGATAATTGCGACGAGTTTGATAGCTTCTTGAATCAGTTACTTACCAAGAGAGGAATCAAGAAAACCAAAGAAGAATACAAAGAACTCGGAAAGGCGCTCGAAAGCTTATTCAATTAGGAGCAAAGATGGCGAGTGTAAATAAGGTAATACTTGTAGGAAGAGTTGGGCAAGAGCCGAAAATCATAAACGACAGTTTTGCAGTTTTCTCTCTTGCCACCTCGGAAACTTGGAAGGATAAACAAACAGGAGAAAAGAAAGAGACAACAGAATGGCATAATATTCTCGTAAGTCAAAACTTCTTAAAACTTGTTGAATATATCCATAAAGGCTCTTTGTTGTATGTAGAGGGTAAAATCAAAACGAGAGACAATAACGGACAGAAGGTCACAGATATTGTAGTCTCGCCTGATGGACAACTCGCAATCTTGGAGTCTAAAAAATGAAGATAAAAGTTACCTCTGAACAAGGATTTTATGAAGCTTTAGAAGTAGTAAAGCAATGTGGCTTAAATTTACTTAAATCAGCTAAGGAAATCAGTTTAGAGGTAACTAAATCTGTATTGACACGAAGTAATGCACAGAATAGGTATTATTTCGAGTTTAACAGTTGGGTAAGAGACACTTTAAAAAAGGCTGGTTGCACTTATGGAGAGTATGAGCTTCCATACACCACCGAGATTATTCATGAAATCAACAAAAAGATATTTGGACATGAAACCACAAAAAAGATGTCTGTTCAAGAGTTTTGCGACTATATTGAAGAAGTGACAGCTTTTTGGATGGAAAGGACAAACGGAGAGTTGGAAATTCCTGAATTGCCGAGGGAATATTTAGTAAAGAGGGGGTATGCTGAGTATTTATGAAAGACAGGAGAAAGCTTTTAAAAGAATTAGACGAATTATGTTCTTTGTATGTTAGAAAAAGAGATAACAAGTGTATTCTTTGCGGCGGACATATAGGAGAGACTTCGAAACTTCAATCCCATCATTGGATTGTATCAAGAGCCAGAAGCACAAAATATCGTTTTGACGAAAGAAATTGTGTAAGTCTGTGCTATGCGTGCCATATCTTAAAGATACATCATAACCCCACTATTGCTTTATTGGATGAGTTAAGAGAAAGAGCTATTTTAAATAAGATAGTTACCCCCGAAGAAATTGAAGAAATCAAGCTAAGTAGCAATATACCTTATAAGATGACTATTACTGAGATAGAAGATAAAATAAATTATTTTAAAGGAAAATTAAATGGAAACCTATTTGAAAAAAATGTCTAAGGAACACAAAAAACTGTTTCCTAGAGCCACACTTGAAACTCAAGTAAAAAAGCTTGAGGAAGAAATAAATGAAGTTATCAAAGCTGACGGCTATAATGAAATCGTAGATGAACTTGCAGATTGTCTTATAGTATGTTGCGGAATTTACAGATTTGCTAAAAAAGTTGCTTTGAATAATGCCTCAAACTTTGTAGGAATTGCAGAAGCGTTTGGTTTTAAGAGCGTTCTTTTCAAAAGGGCAGAAGAAAAGTGGAAAATTAACCTATCAAGAAAATGGAGTTGCCGAAACGGAAAATATCACCATAAAGGAGTTGAAAATGAAAAAAGGAATTGAAGTAAGAAATCTAAGAAAGAGACTTGGAATCTCTGCGGTAAAGTTTGCAAAACTAATCGGGAGCAATATGTCCTCGGTTTATAATTGGGAGCATGGTTACACATCGCCACGAAATCCGCAAATTTGGAAGAGGATATACAAACTGGTTGAATGGTTTGAAGCAATAGAAAAGAATCCTGATAAATTATTATAAGATAAAGGAGAGGGGAGATGGAGCTGTTTGAGAATACTGAAAGTTATCGTATGGACACGGTTGTAGAAGATAGCAGAAGGTATATCAAACGAACTACTCCTCAGCTCCCAGATGAGCCAGATGATGACTACAAAGAACGAATCTTTTGGCTTGTAAATGATGAGATAGCAAGACGTATTCTCATAAGTGGAAAAAAAAGACCAAATTATAGAACACAAAATGTGGAAAATATCAAAAAAACTGCTTGACATATAAAAAATTTTATTATATATTCAAGACAGAAATTAAATAAATATTATTATATTCAATGATTTAACTGAACAAGATATTGAAAGGAAAATTTTATGGATAAAGATGAAGCCTTACAGGCATTGTTTGGAAGCATTATAGATGAAATGAAAGAATCATCTAATAAGAAGCTTGAAGAAATCACAAAATCGGTTGAAGAGAAAGCGGAAAAGCTTGAAAGCAAAATGACGACCTCATTAAAGAAGTTGGATGATTTGCTTGACAATAAACCAATTACAGTAAATTTTGGAACTGTCGAAAAACCTGATAACGAGGTTACGCACAAAGCGTTTGATAGGATTCTTAAAGTTCTACAATCAACAAAGCGGAAAGAAAAACACATCATGCTAGTTGGTGGAGCTGGTGGTGGTAAAACACACCTAGCAGGACAGATAGCCAAAGCGTTAAAGATTCCGTTTTATCCTATGAGCGTTGGATTACAAACAACAAAGTCAGACCTTTTGGGATTCATAAATGCGACAGGTGGTTATATAGATTCCCCAGTAAGAAAAGCTTATGAAAACGGCGGTTTGTTGCTATTAGATGAGTTTGACGCAACTCACGCTGGTGTAGTTACTATTTTAAACTCATTGTTAGCCAACGGACACGCTACTTTTCCTGATAAAATCGTAGAAAAGCACAAAGACTTTGTTTGTATGTGTGCTTGTAATACATACGGAAGAGGTGGAAACATTGACTACATCGGAAGAAATAAACTTGATGGTGCTACATTAGACCGATTCATTGTAATTGATGTTGATTATGATAATGGACTCGAAAGAAACCTAACCAACAATGATGATTGGGTTGACGCTCTTGAAAAAATGCGTGAGAACATCGCAAAGCAAGGAATCAAGATGATTATATCTCCGAGAGCGAGCATGGATGGAGCTGATTTATTAGAGGCAGGATTTGATATAAAAGATGTCATGGAAATGGTAATTTACAAGGGTTGCAATGATGACATCAAGAAAAAAATTACACAAGGAATTGCTTTAAGCAGAATCAGAAAGAGACCTAATAGAAAAGAGGCGTTACCTGCACCAGACGCTCCTAGTGTTGTAGAATCTGATGAAGAAACTTTTGAAAGGCTGATATATTTAGACTTTGATGAATATAAGTATAAACAGAAAAACATGGAAAATTCTGTAATAGGTTGTAGTAACTATAATTCGTCATTTACATTATATGTAGGACATAAACCGCACTATTATTCGACATACCTAGAGGGGAGTAGCTTATATATCAATAATGAAACCGAATTAGTAGGTTTTGATAGATTTGATAAGTCTCTAGTTGAGCATTTTATGAACAGTATGGCAAAACACTGCGGTGGTTATCACGATGGCAAACCGTTTGACATGATAATTGTCAAAGATGGAGAAAAGATACATCACCACTTTGGAGCATAACCATGAGACAGATGTTAATTAGAAATGGCTATGGTGCTACATTTTTTGATAATAACGTAGATTTTTACGAGTATATCAAAAAAAGAGAGCCTGAAAAAAAGTGGCATCACATAAAAAGACGCGGGCGAGGAGATTCATGGGCTGGTGGTGTTACCTACGAAGAAACCATGAATGAACTTTTATTTGGAAATAAAGATATTACATATAAGTTCTTAGAAGGGTTAAAAAACCTTGGACAAGAGCGAGAAACAAATACTGGTATCTTTATGAATACCGAAGGATTTGCTTATGACATGGGAGCAGTGGTCAGCGGAGAGCCTGAGTGTTGCGTAGATATGAAAGCTCCTGAATCTAAAAAGAGTCTCACGATTTTAATGGATTACGTGGCACCAGCTTTTGTTGACTCAAAAACGCTGGTAATGAGATGACTAGCGGTTTCAAACCTAATCTACACACTGATAGAAAAAGGCTATATAATAGACCTAAATGTCTGTGCTTGTGTAGAATTACACTACACTGGCACAATGTTAAATGGCGAGGAAGTCAGAAAGCACATGATGAGCATAAATGTTCCGACAGATATGTTGTCACTTGGGACTATTGGATTCTATACAAGTGTAGAATTTTTTAGGATATTATACATATTATCTGAAGAGATGTTGCTAAACGCAGGAGATGACGCAGGGCACAGTATTGGAACAGATGACAGAGATGATTATATGTTGCAAGAAAATGTGTTCCTGATTCCTAACTGCTACATGGACAGCAGAGGTAAAAACCTACGTAATCAGCAAGAGGCAAATGATTATGTGAAATTATTATTCAAAGAATATTGCGAAACCCACAATTTAACAGAGGAGATATAAAATGAGTAAAGAATCAAAAGTTTTAGATTATCTAAGAACGCATAAAAGAGGGATAACATCAATGCAGGCTATTGAATTATTCAAGGCTACCAGATTATCTGCAATCATCTTCGAATTAAGAAAAAAGCACAATATAGTTACCATTACTGAGCATGGTATATCGGAAGACGGTCACACCTATCCTTATGCTAGATATGTTTACCTTAATGAAGAAAAAGACACGATTCCATTTTGGAAAAAACTGCTAAAAAAGAAAAATAATGCTTGACATATAATAATTATTTTAATATATTATGAGTGTAAAATAAATTATTTGAAAGGAACTTGATTATGAAAATACCAATGAGAGGCGAAATATGGAAAGCTGATGATGTAGATATTTATTATTACATTGTGTCACTTGATAAGTTTTCTGTTAATTGTATCGCTAAAAAAGGAGATACTTTTGGAATATTCAAAATAAGCAAATTTAACTTTATCGCACATCATCATTTTATGTGTAATTCTAAAATAGATGTTGCACAAGTATTTAAGGAGATTTGCTATGAGTAAAGTATTTAATCTTAAAGCAGGAGATTCTGTAAGATTTTGGAATAGAAACCGTTGGTGGAAAATAGAAAAATCAGAATTAAGACCAGAAGAGGTTGGAGTTGCTAGAACAATAAGGTTGTATTTTGAAGGCGGCGGGGCTGGTTCATATTGTAGTGATGGAGAAGTATCGGGTTCTACTCACGAAAGATACTTTCACGATATTGCAGAAATTCAAACACAGGAGCAGACA